AGTTCTGCTCCACTTCCAGTCTTAACACTAACCTGTGGTTTTTTATGTAGATTTATCGTATTTGATCCATATCCACTACCTTTTTCATAAAGATAAGCATCTATAAGTTTTCCTCTAACGATTGGAGTTGCTGTTATAACACCAACAATACTACTTGCATAAGAAACATTGATATTGAGAGAAATTTCTGGATATGCAAAAATATGATATCCAGATCCTTGAGAATTTAATTTAACAAAACTTCCTCTATAATAATTTGATGAATTGGTTCCCCCAATCCCAGCATTTGCAAGACGGAAAGTATTGCTATCGGTTTTAATAATATAATATTGATTTGAAGTCGAAAGTCCAGAAATTATAGATCCAGTGGTCGAATATGTTACAAGATCACCATCTTTAAAATTATGATTATTGAAGGTAATCCAATCCTGGGTTGTAGAAATTGCTTCTGGTTTTACATATAATTTTTTATTTTCATATCCACTTCCAGAATTTAAAACTTTTATCGATTTTAAAGTCTTTTTGGGATCTAAAGTTCTAAATTTATGAATTCCTACTGCGTTAATGGTGCTAAATCCAACAGTATTAATTCCAGAAATATAATCTGTTAATGTTGGATGTAAACGAATGGTCTTATTATTATAAAGTTTTGCATAATAAATACCGCCATTTACCAAATATTTTCCCTGATCAAAATTTCCACCAAGATAAGTTGCAACTCCCAAATTTGAATTGCCATTATTACTATAAATTATTGCCTGTCCGTCTTTGAAATTGTGATTGGATAGGAAACTGATAGTTTCTTGATTGATATCAACACCACCAGACTGAGTTGTAACTCTAGCATCAAAAGAAATAGACCTATATCTTTCTTCTAAAATTGGTTGAAGTTGACATCCATTACCATTTCCTCCTGTTATTGTTGCAGAAATTACATCAGCAATATCAAAATCTTGAGGATCGACAAGAACAGAGGTTACTATACCACTAATAACTGGACTAATAAGAGCCTGAACTCCATTACTTGAAGCAACTTCAACCATTGGGGGATTTATAACATCATAATTTTCACCCTGATTCCAAACCGAAATTGACTCAATTGGACCATAATAAACTTTCTCATCAGATTTATAATTAATTATCTCAACACCATTTACCAATAAACCTACAGAACCAGTGTTTGTTTTCTGATCACTACCATTTTTAATATTTTGTGAAAATGGAAACTTTTTGAGTAATTTTTGTGGAAAAATCTGTCTATTCTTTTGTGGTGATAATGTAAATGTATGAGATCCTGAGATAGTTGATTCATAGAATTGGATATAGTCATCAATCTCAATAAATGACCTAGAAGAATAAAGTCTAATTTGATTAGTTAAAGGTAAAACTTTAACATAATAGTGAGTTCTAGAAACTAATCCAGGAATATCCTCATTCTCTGATGAGTATATAACTTCATCACCTGTAATGAATGGGACTGGTTCAGCAAAAGAAATTATTGAATATTTAAGAGTCTCTACATCAACACCCTGTAAACTACTACCGCCCAATGCATCCGTAATCGTTGCTTCAACAAATTTCTTTTCAATTGGGTATGATGGTAATGAATTTGATGCAACGTAAAAATACTCATCCAATTCATTGTAAACGTTCTGGACATCTGAAATAATTTTATTATTTCCATATTGAATATCAATATTAGTTGCAGAAGCTTTATTAACCCTTCTTCTTATATCATAATCAATTGATGTTGATGGGGCAAAACTAATGATATTATCGAGAGTTATTTGTTTATTATTTTTGTTAATATTAGCAACTATAGCACCAGAAAAAGCAATATTTTGAGTATTTGTAACTAAAATATCAACAATATCTCCAACCTTCAAACTAGATTCATCAATCTCTGTGCCGAGGGTAAAGGTTGTTCCTGAAATATTAAGGACATTAAATCTAGAACTTGTATTATAAATCCAAGAATTTGCAAATAACTGCTTGTATGTTTTATTAGTCGAATCTGGATTTATAATTGATTCGCCAAGATTTTTAACTAAAATATTTTCACCAACAATTACTTCTTTAATTTTATTTAATTCTGTAAAATCAGAAAGTACGCCTGTAATTCTTACTTCTGATTTTAAATTAGTATCTCCATTTTCATACCCATAATATACTTCATCAAACCTAATATCTGTAGATGGAGTAATTATTGAAGTAACACCTTCACAACCTAAAAATTGATTGATAGTTTTATCACTATATGTAATAGTATTATCATTGGATATAGCAGTTCCAGACTGAGGAAATCCAATAGTAGAATCAACAGTAATAACTGAAGATCCAATAGAAACCGTATCAATTACTCTTGTTTTTGGTGAAATTGTAAAATTACCTTCTACAACATCAGTATCACTAAATCCAACAAATAAATCTATTCTATAATAAGTTTTTTTTCCTCTAGTTAAAATTTCAACGTTAGAGATTGATGCTTTAGTTGTTGGATCTGTGGATTTAACAATTGTCTGTCCTATAAGATTATTTGGATTTCCACTAATTCTTTCAGCAATTACAACTTCTCTTCTAATAAATGATGCAGAAGAAGGTTTCAGGAGTAAATTGTCAAGATTGACAACTTTAGGAGTAACACCATAAAGAATATTAAATAGAATTCTGAAAGATTCTTCAGTTCCTTTTGCTTGATAAAATCCTCTTGCTTGTCGAATAAAATTACCAACATTTAGATCTGGGACAAAATCTTGGTCCTCCAATCCAGGAGTTAATGAAAATTTTAGTTTTTTATAAAACTCTTTTAAAAATGCTACGCTTAAATTTTCAACAGTTGATCCTGAAGTATGACTGGAAGATTCAGTTGACGAAAAAACTAGTTCTTCTGGATTTGATGTTGAATGATAGCTACTAATACCAGAAAATCCACGAATACATCCATAAAAAGTTATACTATCTTTACCAGTATAAGTAATAATCTCATCATCAATTTTTAATAATCCATACTTATCAGGAAAACCCTTAGTTGAAGTAACAATGATATCTGAAGTTGATTCGGTAATATTTTCAGAAAGAATTGTACTCGCAGTTAAAACTTCTGGGGTTAAATTATCCAACTTCAAATATTGATCTAGATTCTCTACAATATCAGAAGAACCACCAGTAAACTCTTGAGAAATATAATACTGTTTGAAAAAGTCGACAGATTTTGGGCTTTCTGTGAGTAAAAATTCTGGAAGTTGACTTTCTATTACTTGATTTACTTTTACCCTTGCATCAAAACCAGTTGATATCATATTACTGCCTCTTTAGATCTCCGTTTGAATAACTTGAAACCGCTTTAAACCCTACTCCAGATATCTGTTCACCTGAAGAAATAGTATCTTTAACCATATTTATCTTGCTACTAGAAACATCAAAACTGAGATAAAGATCTTTCAAACCAATAATATCATTAGATTCTGGATATGCCTGAATCTGAACGACATTATTATCTAATGCCGTTGAAGTTATATTTACAGTAGTTAATTGAATCTCACCTGTTTTATAATTAATAGTTCCCACAGATTTATTAACAACTCTAATCATATCACTTCCAACATCTTGGGTAACGATAGATATTGTTCCAGTTAAACGATCTGCATTTGGAACATCAGTCAAATATACAGTATTCGTTTCCCCAAAGATAGTAAATCCAGTGCTCTTAATATTATATCCTTTTGGATCAACATGAAATGCATTTCCAAAACACAATTCATATTGTGCGAATTGATTCAAAGCAGCAACGAGATTTCTTCTTATAATAATTTTAGTAATGTTAGATGTAATCGAAGTATCACTATTATCAATTAATTGAAGAATTTTACTATATTTAAATCTACCACCAAATTTATTAACATCAACAGACTTAGAATAAGTTGTAAGAGTATTAATGACCTTTGTTTTCAAATCATTAACATTTGAAACTTGAGAGGAATTGTAATAAACATAACTATCAAGTTCAACATATAAAATTTTAAGATCAATAATTTCTTGTTTAATTCCAACCAAAGAATACTGTTTTAATTTTGAAAGAATCGTTTGCTTGTCAAAGTCAGAAACATAATCACCATTTTTTGGTTTAATGCTAATTAAAACTTTACCAAATTGTGGGGGTTCTAATTCTTCACCGCCAACAACCGAAACTGATTCTGTATTCTGATATATTGATTGAATAATGGTCTCATAATCTCTTCCAGTAACGGCTCTGTACTGAGCCGAATATAGGCGAGGTGCAAAATATTTTACTGAATCTATAGATTCAATATCACCACCATTTGCTGCCGCAGAGATAGTGTTAATTGTAATCGAGCTTGATGGGATAATTTGCTGGTCTACAGAGTCTCTAAATGTACCAGCAAATGAGAATAATGATGGTCCATTACCCTCTTTACCATCGGTGACAATATAGGTAACAGTGATGATGCTACCATCTTCTAATTTTTTACCAATTATTCCATCACCGAAAAGAAGTTCATATTTTTCATCTTGCACTTCTTGAATCAAATAAATCTCAGAATTTCCATCTATTGTTAAAATATTATCAACTTTTAGATATTCTCTTCCTTCTCCAGAATCAGAAGGTCCTTTAACTTTGACTACAATAGTCGAACTATCAATAAATGAATTATCCAGAATAAATCTTTGATCTAATGATCCATCAACAGTAAATTCTTTTTTAAGAAATGTTCCTTGATAAATGTAGATAGGGTCAGTTGTTGTTCCAAATGTTGCGCTACCACCAGATATAGTTGTTGATATATTTTCTGGAATAGAGAAAATATATGATGTATCATTTACTGCACCTACACACACTAGGCCCGCCTGTAGAGTAATTGTAGGACTAGTGCTTGCTGTCGGTACGGTAAATGAAACTGCCGCCTTAGCGGCGCTTCTGGAGCGTGGTACATAACCAACATTCCTTGCCAAAGAAACAACATTTTCACGAAGAGTTGCCGAATCCAGAAAGGATTCATTAACAACCATGTTAGTATTGAATGCCGTAATGTAAGTATTATATGCTAACGTATCAATTAAGACAGAAAAATTAGAACCTTCAAAGTCAAAGTCCGTAAAATTGGAATTTGCACGAAGATAATCCTTAATGGATGTTTTTATCTGATCGAAATCTAAACTAGTAAATTTTGTAAAAGGCATTTTATCTTGTTGCCTCTAATATGAATGTAAACGTTTGTGCTGGAACATCTTGACCGATAATTTGAAACGCAATAGTTACATCAAATGCATTTGTATCTGGTTTTGGATTGACCTCAACCTGAACCCCACTCACTCTTGGTTCAAAATTTTTGATTGTATTTAAAATTTGATTTTTAATAACTGATGCAGATGCATAGTCAACAAATTCAAATAAACTTGATTCTATATCAGATCCCAACAAAGAATTAAAAAAACGCTCTGTTGGGATTGTTTCCACTAAATTACGAACCGCTCTTCGAATAGCAGCTTCATTTTTAAGGATTGGTAAATCTTTGGTAACGGGATGTGGATCAAAAGATAAACTAATATCCTTAAATGCTCTGGATATCCTCTGAACGGCCATTTATTGGTCGGAAATTTCTGATTTTATTTATGTCTACTTCCAGGATTCTCCATAATGTGGTTCGGTTCCATATTCCCAGTCATCATAGTCCGCATCATTACGAATTTTGGAGTGTAATTGTTCGCTCAATTTGAATTTATTCTTTCCAATTTCATCGTGCATGATCTCTTGAATCACTTTTTTTGATTCCTGATTCGCATTATAATCTGTTACGAGATGATCTGTACCCCACATCTGATACATGTAATCACTATTTCTATCAACTTTACCTGTTGCCATTAGACTTTCTCCGAAGAAGTTAGTAATGGAACTTTTAGAGGGGTTGCCATCCCTCGTAGTTGATTCTAACTTATATAGAAAAAATGTCAACGATACAGGTATCTAAGACTATAATTTTCGGAATTGAGGTATTTTAATAGTTCTAAGACGATTAATTTGGGATTTCCTTCGCCACAAGTATAAGCATCGATGGCAATTGCCCCCTTTTCAGGCCAAGTATGGCAAGAAACATGACTTTCTGCAAGTGCAATTACGATCGTAACTCCTTGTGGATAGAAGCAGTGTTGAAATATGTTGAGAATTGTCATCCCAGCACGTTTAATGCCGTGTTCCATTGCATCCTGAATGGCAATTCCATCATTTAGGAGGTTATAATCAACATCATATACCTCTAGGAGGAGATGGTTCCCCATAGAAAACTTATCCAATTAAATCTTTATGAAAAAATTTATTTATTTAACCCAAAAACCTCTACGCTCATAACTCTCACTATTTACAAAACGATATCCTTCATTTTTTTTATCTATTTTTTCGTCCCAAATTGGTATTGCAACCGTATTTTCATATCTAAAATTGGGATTTCTACGAAATTGTACCTCAATTAAATTTCCATCAATAAATTCGCAGTTAATCCAATCATAATTACCCTTTAAATTTTGTAGAATTTCGGGAAAATCAACTTTCCTTTCTACTTTTTCCCATTTTTCCCATTTATAAATGGGTTCATCTTCTTTTTTTGTACCTAAGATTACTAAATTTTGCTGTTTTTTATAAAAATCAACACTTAGATGCTCTCCTTTAAAGATTTCACACCAAAATTCAGAAGGATGGATCTCATCAGTTCTCTTTTCAATCCATTCCTTACGAGCAAAGCGACTCATTCCAAATAAATTGAATGAAGGGCGCACAATATAAAAGTCAGGTTTAGGAACTGTGGTGCCTGCAGGACCACAAGTATAACCTAAAACCCGACTTAAAAATAATTTATTATAAACCCAAAGGTCAGAATGATGAATATTATTCCATTCTTCATCGGGTTCTAGATAATACATTTAATTAATTACCTTGCCCTCTATATCTTTTACGAGCACCATTGCGAGACGTAGCGGAATACTTAGTTCCAGCA